CGCGCAGTCAGTAATGATACCCGAGCATATCGTTACGATCCCATCCCGGCCGTACTTCAGGAAGACCATTTCTGAACATGGTCCGGAGTGGGGCGGAGAGCTCGGGAAACTCATGAAGGCAAACGATTTTGACGCCAGCAAAAGCCTGGCGCTGATGGGGGAGCGGATCAAGGGGCAGATTCAGTCGTCAATCATCGCCTTTTCTGAGCCGCCTAACGCAAAAAGCACGGTCGACCAAAAGGGGTTTAATGACCCGTTAATCTGGTCAGGGCACATGCTGAACTCGGTCGATTACGAGGTGAAAGAGTGAATCTTCATTCCATAGTGCGAAACGCCATTAGCGCGGTTAATCCTCGCGTCGAGGCGCAGATTTACCGCTCGATCGGACCAATCAAAAACCCGGATTACTCGACCTCTCCAGGTTTCGCGCCGCCGGTAACGATGATGGTGCAAAAGCAGGCGCTGAGTCAGGCTGATATCAGGCACATGGATAACATGAACATCCAGGGTGTGCTGGTCAGTATCTGGACGGATGGCAACTGGTGCGGGATTAACAGGGATCGGCAGCAGGGCGGCGATAAGTTCGTTATCGGCAATGAAACGTGGCTGGTCGTGGATGTGCCTGAAATCTGGCCGGACTGGACGAGGGTTATCGCATGTCAACAATTGACGTAGGCCTGCAGGTCACTGAAAGCGATCTGTTTAAGGCGACTGGCGATTTCCTTTCTGTCCTCTTCCCGGATTCAGAGATCACGCAGACTCAGCAAAATCAGACCCCCATGCCGAAAGGCGGTTTCATTACTATGACGCCGCTTTTTCTGACTGACCTATCAACCAGTGCTGTCAATTACGAGTATGACGGCGTTAGCGATTACGGGCGGGCAGAACTTCTCCGCGTTGATGAATGGCAATGTCAGCTCGATTTCTACGGAGATCAGGCGCAAAACAATGCCACCATCTTTTCGCGCATTGCCCGCTCCGAATTCGCATGCACCTGGTTCAGGGAAAACGCAAATGTCCTGGTACCGCTTTATTCCGGCCCCCCGCGGCAAACCTCGATGATCAACGGCGAGAAACAGTGGGAATCCCGCTGGACGCTTGAATTCCACGCAAACCCGCTGATTGTCGTCAGCGTTCCTCAGCAGTTTATGACAGGCGCAGATGTGATATCGCAGCCGGTCGACGTGAGATTTCCTCCGGAGAAATAATAAATGGCAATTTCGCTATCAAAAATCGCCCAGATGCTTCCCGGCGTACTGAAGGCGACAGGGACGGCTATTGATCTCAATGGCCTGTTCCTGACCGACAGCGCATACGCGCCGGTTGGTGCAGTACCCTCATTTTCCAGTGCGGATGAGGTAAAGGCGTACTTCGGCAGCGCGTCGATTGAGTACACCGCCGCGGTGCTGTATTTCGCCGCTTTCACCGGTAAAACGCAGATGCCTGGCAAGCTGTATTTTAGCCGATTCAATACCGCAGCAGTGGCGGCATTCCTTCGTTCCGGATCGCACGCCGCGACCACGCTGGCACAGCTCAAGTTGCTTTCGGGTACGCTGACTCTGACCGTTGACGGTACGGAGGAGACTTCTGCGGCTATCAACCTCAGCGGTGCCACCAGTTTTGATAACGCGGCGGAGCTGATTGAAACCGGCATTGGCTCCTCGGTTGTAGTGACCTGGGATAGCGTGCTGAAGAAATTCATCATCACCTCTGCCACCACAGGCGTGGATAGCACCATTACCTTTGCCGATGAAGGTACGCTGGCCACAGGTCTGAAACTGACCGAAGCGACCGGCGCGGTGATCTCTCAGGGTGCGGCGCCGGCAGTGGTTGACGATATCTTTACTGCCATTCTTGCCAAAGAGCAGGACTGGGTAACATTCTCCACGACGTTCGCTGTAACCAAAGATCAGGCCAATGCGTTTGCACTCTGGGCAAACAGTCAGAACCACCGCTTTGCCTATGTCCCATGGGACGCATCAGGAACGGCAATCGTGGCGGGCAGCTCGAATGCACTGGTGTACGACATCATCAACACCTACGCCCATAACGACATCTGCCCGGTGTATGGTTATCCGAACCACGCAGCAAACGCTATGGGGTTTGTGGCTGCGCTGAACTTCACGCAGGCCAATGGGCGCTGTTCTCTGAATGGTCGTCAGGTGTCCGGCCTGCTGCCGATGATCAGCAACGATACTGATTACGAGGCGGCTAAGGCCAACGGCTATAACTTCTACGGCAACTATGCCTCGAATGCGGTCGAAACCAACCAGTGGGCGCCTGGCTCTATTACCGGTGATTATGCGTGGCTTGACGCCTGGGCTGGTCAGGTATGGGTAAATGCTCAGCTTCAGGCGGCTCTCGTTGCACTGTTCCAGCAGGCGAGCAATCTGCCCTACGCAGCAGCCGGAAAAGCTCGCATTGAGTCGTGCATGAAGCCGACCATTGAGCAATTCAGGGCGTGGGGTGGCATGACGGCGGGCACCGATCTTGACCAGTCGCAGATCGACCAGATTAACGCCATCACTGGCGTCGATGTTACGGATTCGCTTCTGGCTGAAGGGTATTACGTCTACATCGGCCCGTTCACCCCGGCAATGCGCGCCGCGCGTACCAAGCCAACGGTTTACTTCTGGTACACCGACGGCGGGATCATCCAGGGTATCACCGTTAACAGCACGGAGGTGCAGTAATGGCCGGTCAAAATATTACGTCGGCAGACGCCATCATTGAGCTGGTAATCGCTGAGCTCTACCCGTCAGGGTTTAACCTGGAGCAGTTCGAAGCGCAAAACATCTTCGAAATGGGTGATACCGATATGGCAGAGTACCAGCGTACTGCTGACGGTAAACTGCTGGGCGGTTTTGTTTATGGTGATCTGCCGTGGACATTCCATCTGGCTGCATCCTCCCCGTCGATTAAGTACATCGACAACTGGCAAACCACGCAGATGACCACGCGGTCTGTGCTGCGTGTCAATGGTACGGTGATCCTGCCATCGCTGGGTAAAAAGTACATCATGACCAACGGCATCCTGCAGCGCGCGCGCCGTATGCCGTCTGCCGGCCGTGTGCTTCAGCCGGTAACTGGGCTTATCCAGTGGGAAACCGTCACCCCGGCAGACTACTCAGCGTAAAAAAATCAGCCCGGCCAAGTCCGGGCTTTTTTATTCCCGCAATACCACGCGCTTCACACGCGCACATCACAACACAGAACCTTTCAGGATGACCCTTGAGGATACCGGTTTGGCTATCGGTGCCTTTCTGTGGGCCGGATTCCTGTGTGACAAGGTTCATCACTAAAAGGTAATTACCGAGATGTCTAATATCATCCCCATGAATTACGATGACCGTTCATTTCCTTTTACGGCTGACTGCTGGTTCAATGCCACGGTTGCCGCAAAGCATCACGGCAAGCTACCAAAGGACTGGCTAAAGACTGAGGCGACAAAAATTTATATCGCCGAATTGGCTGAGGAGCTTGGAATTGCTGGCTCCGGCGTAAAAGAGGATTTTTCTCCCCTTTTAGTCAGAGTGGAGAAAGGGCGAAACGGCGGGACCTGGCTTCATCCGGAGTTGGCGGTGGAATTCGCCCGCTGGTTGTCAGTGAAATTTGCCCGCGCCTGTGATCGTCATATTAAAAATCTGCTACTGAGTAAAAACTTCCAGCTCACCGAAGATCAGATTGTCGGCCTGATGGTATGCCAGCAACCAACGTCCTGGGAGAAGCGCTTTAAAGACCCGTTCTACCAGGCGCTGTCGAAAATGTCCGGCCTTCCTTACTTTGGTCATGTCGGTGGTTGCCCGGCGCTGTTCGGTCAGATCACCGCTCGATGGGTGTACGGTGTCGCACTTCCCGATTATGTCTATCAGGCAGCCAAACAAGCCGCCGGGGACAGCAAGGAGAAGATTCACCAACATCTTAAGCCTGATGCCCTGGAGAAGGTCGAGCAGCAACTGATCGCCGTTACCAACATTGCCAGTTGCAGCATTGACCAGAAGGACTTCGAAGCCCGCTGCATGGCTGCGTTCCCCGTTAAGGGGCAAATGAAGTTGCTGTATGCGGCGGCGTGACCATGAATAACCGAATCGTTGAATGCGCCTCCAGAGCGGGGCGCGACTTCTCGGAGTTCATGAAGGGCGAGAAAAACATGATGGAGGTACTGCGTTCTGCTGAAGAGTTCACCGAGCAGTTACGCATTCACGGCTGCGTTAATCACCATTTCGTCAATTTCATGATGATGAAAGCGATAATGAAGGTATTTGACGACTTGCGCCGAGAGGAGCTGCGGGAAGAGCGACGACGCAAACGTGAAGAGAAGAAGAAATGAGCCCACTACGGTGGGCTTTTTATTGCCAGAACACTCATTCAGGAAACAAAAATGGCTCGTAAAAGTATCGTATTCACGGTTGAAGCAGATAACCGTGACAAGGGTAAGCAGTTCAAAATCACCGAAATGCCGGCAAGAAAGGCCGAAGAGTGGGCGATCCGCCTGGCGTGCGCCGTAATTGGCGCCGGCGTTACCGTTCCCGAAAATATGATGATGGCCATCAGTGCTGCGGTGGCTCCGGCCCCAGCCGAGGATAACGCAGAAGCTCGCGAGCTGTATGAAAGCGTGATGGCCAGCGGCATGGCCGGTCTCGCGCAGTGGGGTATCACTTCACTGGCTAAAGTTCCGTTCGAACAGTCAAAGCCCCTGCTTGATGAGCTGCTTGGCTGTGTGAAATTCATCGGAGGCAGCGGTATCGAAACGGCGCTTGTTGATGAAGGGCAGATCGAAGAAATCAGCACCTGGTCACGCCTGAAAATCGAAGCCTTCAAACTCCATATCGCTTTTGTAGCAGCCACCGCAAGTTAGAAATCCCCTTATCCGTCCCGGAAGATTCAGATCGCGGCTTTATACAGTACGTGAATGTACCGCGTACTATCGCCACAGTAATCTCCGGGAAAATGGCGACACTCCACGAACTGGACACCGTATACAGCGTCCAGGATATGTGGTGGCTGATTGAAATAATGACCGTGGATAACACCAACAGAGCCATAGCAGCGGAGAGTGATCATGGCAGCAACGGTAATTGACGCCCTCCTGGTTACGCTGGGCCTTGATACTTCTCAGTTTCGCAAAGGCCAGCAGGAAGTCAGTGACGACCTGAAAAAGCAGCGCGAAGACGCCAAAAATACCGCCAAGGAAATGGCGGAGCAGGGCAAGAAAGCCGCTTCGTTCTTCAGCAGCATAAAGACGGAGCTGCTGGCACTGACTGGCGTAACCGTCACTGCCGGCGGCCTGATGAGCTTTGTGAAAAGCACTACCTCAGGGCTAATGGAGTTGTCCATTCAGGCTAAATCTTTGGGGATGACAGCCAAAGAGCTTGACGGCGTGGGCAAGGCGGCAGAGGCGGCCGGTAGTTCTGTCGAGAAAATAAGTGCAGCATTGCAGGGGTTTCAGAACGCAAAGCAACTGGCTAAGGTCGGGGTGTACGATACGCCAGTGCAGGAAGCTGCGATCCGGCTTAATTCTCTGACCCATGATTCTTTCAATATCAGGGACGACTCAGCACAAACCACGTTCAGGAAAATACTGGAGTCGGCAAGGAAGGTTACCGATCCAGATATCCGCCGTCAGATTCTTCAGTTGGTTGGTATTGATGATGCTATCAATCAGCGTAACCAGGAAGGCAAATTCCTGACTGATGTTGATCGCCTGACCAAAAACTCCGGCATTACAGACGCCTCAACCAAAGGCGCAAAGGAATTTACAGCCGCATGGGCGGAGCTGGGGCAAAATCTCGACACGGTAAAAAACCAGATTTACGTGGGCTTGATACCAACCATTCGCGATCTGAATGGTCTCCTCATAGAGTGGTCGTCTGGTAACGCAAAATCCTCTTCATTCTTCAAAGAGCTGAAGCGGGACATTAACGACATTACTGGTATTGACCTTGGTAGCTGGACGCTATCAGGCGATCTGCGCAACCTCAAAGATAACTTTTCCATGCTCGGAAAAGTGCTAAACCACCTGGGTAACGCTTTAAACGAGCTCAATAACGGCAACTTCTCCAAGGCTGCCGATGAGTTTAAAAAGGCGTGGTACGGCACTGAAGACGGAAAGCCTACCGGTAATGATGCGCTGCCCGGAGTGACCAAGGCAGCCGAGCAGGCGCTGAAGAAAAACGGCGGCACACTGGATTTTAAACCTGATCAGGACTCTGCGTATCTAAGTCCGCAGCAGCAGGCAACACAGAAAATGCTGGATGCAGTTAAGTTTCAGCCGCTTCCTGAACAGCGCAGACAGCAGCAGGATGAGAGAGACTACTGGGAAAGCACCAAAAATCTCCTTTCAAAAATCGCTGATGCCCTGATCTCTCCAGCGGGCGCGGCAACAATGCAGCCGGATACCTCTGGATACCAGCCAAACGTCCCGCTTAATGCGCAGGCTGCTCGCCTTGGCGCTAAAGGAAAGGCATTTCTTCAGGCAATGGCTGGGGAATTCGGGGCGCTGGAAGGTAAATATGGACTGCCTGCTGGATTGCTTTCTTCGTTATCAGCCGCTGAATCTGGTGGCGATCCCTACGCAGTATCACCCAAAGGAGCAAAAGGCCCATTCCAGTTTATGGATGGAACTGCCAGAGACCTGGGTTTGAAGGGGATGGACGTTTATGACCCCCACAAGTCAGCTGATGCCGCTGCAAGATACCTGCGCTATCTGCTGGATGCTACCGGTGGCGATCTGGAAAAAACTCTTGCTTCCTATAACTGGGGGCTCGGAAACGTCCAGAAGAAAGGAATGGATAACCTGCCGTCGGAAACTCGCAATTACGTCCCTAAAGTCATGGCCGGAATGCGCCCCGGCGCCGGGATGGCCGTAGACCGAGCGATGCCCGGGCAGTCCGGTGCGACTTATCAGTTTTATGGCACCAAAATCACCACGCAGGCCCAGAACGTGGAACAGCTTACCAGCGACATTAAAAAGCACGGCGACAACCGTGTCATGCTTTTGGCTGGCTACTCAGGACAATAACTCATGTCGTTTTCTCTGAATGTCTCGACAGTGCTATCCGCCATTCAGGGAGGAAGCCTGTTATCCGTCCTTAACAGCGCCCTGTCGCCAACTTACCGGATCACCTATAACACCGTTGACGAGTCGCTTTTGACGGCTGCAGCCGGGCAGGAGGTTTTCTCTCCTTCCGGCTGGGTTAGCGTTGATCGCTACGGTGATGCGGCAGTGACTAAGGGGCCGGTAGAAAAGGGCCGGTACACGTCCTACAACAAAGTGAAACAGCCGTCTGAACTGAGGATCATTTTTGCCCTTGAGGGATGGACGGCTTTTTCCGGGTCACTGCCTAACCTGACCAATTTCTCTTTGCTGAGCCGGAACAATTTCATTCAGAAACTGGATGAGATGAAAAACACGGCCAGCACCTACAACATCGAGACGCCGGACACGGTGTATTACAGCTACGATCTGACCCACTTCGATTATTTTGTGGGGTCATATCGCGGGCAGACGTTGTTGATGGCGAACTGTACTTTCGAGGAGATCATGGACGGCGGGGAGGTCATGCTTTCAAATGCTGTGATTGAAGGGCCGCCGACCAGCAACGCGAAAACCAACAATGGCGCCGCAGCCTCAACGCAGGTGATCACCGGGGCAACGAAAGAGGTGACATTGAGCGATGTTAAGAATGCCTGGTCAAGTGCAGACACAACCTTATCAGACGCTCTACAGACGACCGGGGCTGCGATTGTGTCCAACGTTAACTCGGCAGCCGAGTCGGTCTCTAAGGCGTGGGACAGCTCTTCTACTGCAGTTTCTAAGCAGATAAAAAGCACCGTCTCCGACTTTCTGGAAAAGGTGATGTGACATGCAGGAAATTAGCTTATCACCGTCACTATCCCAAAAGGTGTATGTCACGCTTGGCGGCCAGAACTGCGCTATCAAGTTGCATCAGCGCTCTACCGGGTTTTACGCCGATCTGTATGTCGATGACAAGCCGATATTTCAGGGCGTTCTCTGCCTGAACTGCGTTTACCTGGTTCGGTATAAATATCTGGGGTTCAGTGGCGATCTGGTTTTCGTTGACTCAAAAGGTACAGCCGATCCTTATTACGACGAAATCGGCACCAGATTCAAGCTGTATTATGCGACGAGCAGTGAGGTCGGCAGATGAGTTACAAGGAGAGAGAGCTTACCGTATCGTTCACGCTGGCCAACGGTACGTTTGACGGCGACATTGGCGACACCTTGACGGTTAAAGGTTTCAAGTGTGAGGCGGCTATATCAGCATTTGGCGGCGCTACCGGCACGATTCTTGAACTTAGCCTCTGGGGGCTTTCCCTGGAAAACATGTCCAAGCTGACGACCAACGCGCAAAAGATAGTCGCCTATGCGCAGAACTCAATTGTCGTTTACGCAGGCGACACTCGTGTTTTTTCCGGGTCAATAACATCTGCCAGGATTAACCTGAACCAGATGCCGGATGCGCCGATTGAGATAACCGCGGCTGCCGCCGGCAGGGAGCGCCTGATCCCCTGTGAGCCTACATCCATTCGCGGCGATGTGGATGTGGCTGATATGATTCGCGCTCTTGCCTTTAAAGTTGGTCTGAAATTCATCAATGTCGACGTCAAAGCGACTCATCGGAATCCGTATTTCGATGACAACGCAATAATCCAAATATTAAAAATTGCGGCAGCGCATGACATATCTGTTGATATAGATTTTGGCACTGTCACAATTTATACAGGTAAAACACCGTCGGATTCAGTTGTTCCGTTAATTTCGCCAGAGCATGGACTTATTGGGTATCCAATATTTTATGAGATGGGGATTAACTTTCGCTGCATTTACTCTCCATCTCTGAAACTGAATACCAAAATCATCCTTGAGACTGACCTTCCACACGCGAGCGGGGAGTGGGTGGTGCAGGCGGGGACTACCCACTATCTGTCCTGTAAAGTTCCTGGTGGGCTTTGGGAGACGTTTGTTGTGGCATCTCCGGCATCTGTCATCGGAGGGGAAAGCAATGGCAACTAACCAAAAAGCTTCTGATATCTCCTGTCAGGGTAACGCGATCTTGTCCCTTATAGCCACGGCATCAAAGGGAAATGTTTTTGCTGATATTGTTCTGGTTAAAGATGTTGGTGATGGCGTTATGACTGTGCTACCTCTTGTGAGCGGCGCGAACGTTTCCGGGGGGGAGATTAAATGTCAGGAGGTGTATGACATTCCCTTCATTCGGTATCAGGCCGGGAACAGCGCGGTAAAAATGACGCCCAGCATTGGCGATATTGGTCTGGTAATCGCCTGTGACAAAGACACAACCAATGTCAGAGCGTCAAGGCAAAGCGGGCCACCGCCAACTCAGCGTCGCCACTCATACTCGGATGCTGTTTACATCACTGCTATCGCTAGTTTGAACGATGAACCCACGGAGTTCGCTGAGTTTACAGGCGGCGGAATAAACATACAGAGCCCTGGTGTGGTTAACATCAACGGACTGAAAGTCCATTCAAACGGGCAGCTTGAGCTTGTCGACGGTTCTATCGTTGATGGGCATACTCATGGTGGGGTAGTATCAGGAGGAAGCCGAACCGATCCCCTGGCACCGGCATAAAGGGAATAAAAATGTCGTTCTTAGTCATAGCTGCTCTACTTGGATTAATTCCTGCCTTTATCGCTCAAAGTAAGGGTAGGTCATTCGGCGCGTGGTGGTTGTATGGATTCCTTCTTTTTATCGTTGCCATTATTCATGTTCTTTTCGTTACGCCACGCAATACAGTAGGTACCGTTGCCAGTGACTCAACCGGCCCTATGCGAGATTGCCCATATTGTGCAGAGCCAGTGAAGTATCAGGCCACAAAATGCAAGCATTGTGGTAGTGAGATAGAGTCTATGCCGATCCCTGAGCCAAAATATAATGGAACCCAGATAGCCTGGAGCAGAATTGCAATTTTGATTGGAGGCATTGTGTTGCTGGCTATCATTTCAGGAATCATAGGCAAATAAACCCGCTAAAAACTCAAAAATAAAAACCTCGCTTCGGCGGGGTTTTTTTATGGGCGAAATCCATGAAAACAATATCTCTCAAACTTGACCCCGATACCTGGGATCTTGTCCTTGATGAGCTGGGTAATATCGCCACGGTTGAAAATCCCTACGCCTGCGCTCAGGACGTAGCGACGGCATGCCTGGCCATACGCGGCGAGTGCATTTACGAAAAAGACACCGGCGTTAATTACAAAGAGCTTCTGAACGTTAAGGCCAGCACCGGCGCCATGGCGGCCGCGCTTCAGGTTGAAGCGTTGCGGATGAGCTATATCGCGCGCGCTGAGCCGACGCTGATTAACAACCGCGATACGCGCCGCACTACCGGCGTTATTGCGATCGTGGATACAAACGGCCTGGATTCCAGCGTCACCCTGTGAGGAAAAAATGACGACAATCTCTACGGCGGTACCGGCCGTGACATTTTCCACCACTGGCCTTGATGTTCCAGATGAGGGAGACATTCTTGCCGGGCGTATAGCAGATATTGGTTCTGCATTCGGGACGGCGATGAGCACGAACCTCAAGACGCCGCAGGGGCAACTGGCTGTCACTGATACTGCAATCATCGCAGACAAGAATGATCAGCTTCTGGCTATCGTCAACAACATGAACCCGGACTTTTCCTCCGGCAGATTTCAGGATGGCATCGGCAGGATTTACTTCCTAGATCGCATTGCTGCTGCGGGTACGGTTGTAACAGCCACATGTTCCGGCGTGCCGGGAACGGTTATTCCGGCACAGTCTTATGCAACCGACGATAACGGTTATATGTACGTGTCCCTGGCGGCCGGAACGATAGGCGCAGACGGGACGGTAAAAATTGAGTTCCAGAACCTGACTACCGGGCCGATAGCTTGCCCCATCGGCACGCTTACAAACATCTATGTCGCGGTAAGTGGCTGGTCGAGTATCACCAACGAGACCGCGGGTGTACCGGGCTCGAATGTTGAAGGGCGATCTGCATTTGAGTATCGCCGTCGCCAGTCAGTGGCACGTAACGCCTTCAACACGGCAGCGGCTGTGCGGGCTGCTGTCCTGGAAGTCGACGGGGTGCTTGATGTTTATGTGATCGACAACAAAGAGCCCACTTCCGTCGAAAAAGGTTCCACGAATTACACGCTGCTGGCCAGCTCGATTTATATCGGGGTTTATGGCGGGGCAGTGGCAGACATTGCAGCGGCCATCAATAAAAAACTTCCCCCGGGCACCGTTATGAACGGTGACACCACCGGAACCGTGCAGGATACCGAAAATTATGACGCCCCTTATCCGGAGTACACCTACAGGTGGAAAACGCTGGATGCGGTGAGCGTTCATATCAAGGTGGAATACGAAGCGAATGATGGCCTTCCCTCAGATATCAACGCGCAGATCAGAACGGTCGTCCTGAATGCCTTTACCGGCGCAGATGGCGGTACCCGGGCGCGTGCCGGCGCGCGAATTTATGGCAGCCGGTATATCGGCCCTATCCAGGCGCTCGATGCACAGAACATGAACGTTCTTTCGGTCCAGATATCCCTGGACGGAACAACCTGGTCTAGTGCGCTGACTATGGGGATTGATCAGGAACCGACTCTCGATGCGACAAACATCATAACGGAGGCGGTAAGTGAATAATGTCGACTGGACGATCTACGCGCAGTACGTGAACTCAACCAGCCTGCGGTCACTGATTGACACCTTTAACGCTTCTGTAGCGCCAGAGGACTGGATAGACACGTTCTATGACCTCGTGTTCAACATCGAGACCTGCGGCGATTACGGGCTGATGTGCTGGGGTAAAATCGTTGATGTAGAGCGTTTGCTGACTGTGACGCCATCCCAGCAGTTCCTGGGGTTTGGCGAAGCGACCAGCACCCCGGCAGAACTCACCGACCCGCAACCCTTTAACCAGGCGCCTTTCTATACCGGCGTGCAGGACACGAACACTGTGGTCCTGACCAATGATGCATACCGCAAGCTGATCATGTGCAAAGCGATGGCGAACATCAGCGACTGCACCGTTCCGGTCATGAATCGCATGCTGATGTACATGTTCGGCGCCAGCGGGCGGGCTTACGTGCGTGACGATGGCAACCATGTCATGAGCTACGTATTCGAATTCCAGCTTTCCGATTCTGAGCTGGCCATAGTGCAAAGCTCCGGCGCGCTTCCTTCCCCTCCCGGGGTAAAAGTTAACATCGTTCAGGAGGTCTGAATTGAATAATTCAGCTATACCGTCACGTCTTACGGTTGTCTTTTCTGTGGGCGGCGATAAAAACACGATCCCGGTCAATTCCACTTCTGAAACGCTGGCTAATGGCCTGGCGGCGATGGATTCCGGATTTCCCCCTCTGACTCGGAAAGCACTTTCTGCCGGCGGTAAGCCACCAAGAGGGGAGGATTTTAATGGTATCTACAACGACATCTACACTCGCCTGCAGTGGGGTAGCGCGGGAATGGGATTTCCATTCAGCGCAGATTTTAGCGAGGCTATTGCGGGCTATCCAAAAGGTGCGCTTATTCCGAACTCTGATTATACGGGCCAATGGTTAAATCTTAACAATGGCAACCGCTCCTCCCCCGAATCCACTTCGGGCGCTAATACCGGGTGGGTTCCTGTGGGGGGATATGGAATTTCTACTATTTCGTCTCTGTCAAATTCCAGTGTTACGCTATCTTCGGCGCAGGCATCAAAGGACCGCCTGATTCTTACCGGTTCGCTGACAGGGAATATCAATATGATTTTCCCCGCTTGGATGAAGTCATGGACTATTGAAAACCGCTGCTCTGGAAATTTCTCTGTCACATGCAAAACAGCATCCGGAAGCGGCATTGCCGTTCCGTCCGGTCGAGTTGAAAAACTGTATTGTGATGGCGTGAGTATCCTGCGCGATTTCGGCACGGCAGCAATGAGGAATGTTGGCACCGCGACGTCGCGAGATGTTCCTGACATGAGTAATTTCTCACGAGATGATAACCCTCAGACTGGCTATTTTTACCTGCCAAATGGACACCTATCGCAGTACGGAACTGTCAATTTACCCGCAGTAGGCACATTTAACCCGGCGTCGTTCGGTGGTGTTACTTCTTACACCAGGTACTACATTGTCGATTTCCCTGTGGCATACCCAAATGCGCAGATATCAACCGTCGTTAGCCTGGCCGGTAAGCCTTTTGACTCACAGTCAAATGAGTTCGGTTCATGGGCAAACAGCAACCGAACCTTAAATTCAGGGCAGCCAGTTTCCAAAAATCAGTTTGTTGTATCCGTCACTTCAAACAACCCGAATCTTGTCCCTGTTATCCACTACAAATCAGAAGGCTACTAATGGCAATTACTGATACCCAACAGGCTAGTCAGTTTGCGGCCAGTGCTGCCGTTAGCGCGGCAGAGGCAAAGCAGTATGCACTAAGCATCGAAAAGCCGATCATTGATATTTCCGAATCCGTCACTGAAGCTAAGAATGCAGCAGCAGCATCAGAACTGGCCAGAGATGAGGCTAAAGACATCGCCTCTGGATTATCATCCAGCATTGATTTTGAGCTTGCTGAAAAAGAAGCTGAATTTGAGTCTCAGATGCAGGGGCAAAGAACCGCCTTCGAGGTCTCTCAGCAAGACAAAGAAAGTGATTTTTTGTCATCTCAGAGCCAGAGGGAGGCTGATTTTGTCGAGTCGCAGACCGACAGGGAAAACAGATTCCAGACGTTTCTTGACAGCTCTGGCTATGTTTTCCTTGGTGATTACGAAAATGGCCCGTTTCAGTTCAGCGCACGCAATCTGTACATCCGCTATAACAGCCAGTATTACCGCCTGAATGCAGCTACTGACGTCGGCTTTACGACCACCGGAACCGATGCAACCAGCTTTGCTAACGACGTTACTCACTTCGTTCTGATGGATGGTGACACGCTTCGCCAAAACC